TCTGAGCCGCATCTGTTTCTGAGCTGCATCTGTTTCTGAGCCGCGACCGTCAGGGAGCGGTTCCGACGAGCATTGCAACCAGGTCCCAACTCTTACTGAGAAATCCGTTGAACGAGTCATCCCACTGTCGATACCGATGCGCGTCTGTTACCGATCCACGACTGTCACCGAGCCACGTCTGTTTCTGAGCCGCGTCTGTTTCTGAGCCGCGACTGTCAAGGAGCGGTTCCGACGAGCATTTCAACCAGGTCCCAACTCTTACTGAGCCGCGTCCGTTTCTGAGCCGCGACTGTCAAGGAGCGGTCCCTTCGCTGTCACCGATCCGCGTCTTTTATGAGCCGCGACTATAAGGAGTCGCTGTGGCCCTCCGGGCCACCCATAGAAACCAGAGACGAGCCATCGATGGCGAATGGCCGGCAAAATTCGGGTTGTCTCTGGCGAGAGCGGTTCCCTACGCTGCTCGATCTATTCAATGAACTTCCAATCCTTGACTCTGATCTGCGGGCGCCCTCTGCGAAGGCGCCCGTCACCGTTTCCTCGCGCCTAGCTCCACACCTGCAAGGCGTGGTTGTTTCTGAGCACCGCGCAGCCGTACAGGATGTCCACCGTGAATTGCTGCGCCAGCGTGTTCGGCTGGTAGCTCATCACCACCCGCATCCCGAAGTTGCCCAGTTCGGCATACTCGGCAATCGCACCCGTCCCCGGCAGCGGCTTCGGCAGCCGGCGGATCGCCAGCGCGATCGCGTCCCGTGTGAACGCCAGGTTGTTCGTCGTCACCGTGCCCGTCCCGGTCTGCACCACGAACTGCGAGCGGTACACGAAGAAGTCCTTGATCCGTCCCAGCACGCCCGTATCGATCGCCTGCGCCAGCGGCCCCACCTTGTCGGCTTCGGTGAAGCGGTCGATCATGCGCAGTTCCGAGTACGCCGTCGGATGCACCACCAGGTACTTCGGTTCGCTTGTCGGAACCTTCGCCGTGAACAGCGCCGTCTCCGCCTGGTCGATCACCGCTTCGGTCAGCGCCGTGCCCCCGATGCCCAACGGCCCGCTCGCCGTAAACCGGCTGTACAGGTTCAGCAGGTCCGTCTCCACACGTTCCGCCAGCGCCACCATCGCCGGCTGCATGTACATCTTCAACAGCGTCGGCACCGCGATCGCTTTCGTGACGTCCGGTATCTGGAACGTCGCCTCGGCGTGCGTGTTCAATACGATCGGCGCATTGCCCAGGTTCGGGTTCTGCGTCTGAACGCTTCCGCCTTCGATAATGTTGTTCGCCACCAGTACCGGCGGAATCGGCACGTTCACCGTGTCGCCCGCATTGGCCAGCGTGGCATCGTAGTCCCTTGTCACCAGGTTGCCCATCACCAGGTTGCCCATCAGCGTGGGCAGCGCATCGGCGGCCACCAGCTTCACAATCGCACTCGCCAGGTTGGCGGAAGTTATAATCGGCATCTCTCTTTTCCTTGTCCTTTCCTTTCTTGATCACCGCGGGACTTCACTTGCCCCGCCCTATTCGCCCCGCAGGGTCTGCATCGCGACCCGGGCGATCTGCTCGCGCACCCTTTGCATATCCTCAGCGCTCATCCCCGGCCGGATTGAATCCAGGTCGATGCTCGCGCCCGCGCTGCTCCGGACCGGCGACAGCATTCCGGACCCTCCCGCCATCCGCGCCGGCAGAATCTCCGGATTGTCCTGAACGAACTGGTTCAGGTAATCCTTGATTGGAATCTCGCCCTCCGGCGTCTTCGCCACTAGGCTTCCGTCTGGCGCCCGCTGGATCTCGTCTTTCACCGCTTTGAAGGCCAGGTCCAGTTTCGTCACGCCCAGTCGCTGCAGCTCGCCGCGAATCCGCGTCACCCGGTCGCCCTCCTCCACCTCCCGCTTCGTCCTGCGGTTCTCTTCCACCAGTTGGTTCACTTGCCGTTCGAGCTGCTCTCGCCGCTGGCGCTCATCGGTCAGCTCGGCTTGATACGCGGGCTCGGCCCTGCGCCGTTCCGAGCTTAGGTACTCCTCGATCACGCTGCGGATCATCCCGCGCGTGTCGTTCCCGCCCGGCGAGAGCGCGTTGCTGTCCTGCCCCATGGGATCTCTCTCCTTCGTCGTTCCATTGCTGGTTGATACGGCCGGCCAAATGAAAATGGGGACAGCCTCCTGTCCCCATCTCTTCACCCCGGCAAATCTGCTCTTCCGCTGCGGGCCGATCGCCACGCCCGCCTCCCCGTCCTCGGGCAACCGGGGACTGACGAATCTGTCCTAGGCGCGCACCACTCTCTCACTCAACACTCTGAGTCCTCTGCGCCGTGTGGACAGATCCGTCTGTCCCCCGGTTTTCGCCAACCGCTCGTGGCCGCCTGCCGCCTTCTTGACAGCCCCATCAAGCCCCGGCCGGCCCCGCGTCGATCTCCTGCGCGATTTTCTCCTTAACCTCTTGCCGCACGTCACACAAGTACTTCAGCGCCAGCCTCTTCAGCACCTGCGTCCGGAACGTCTCCGAATCGATCCCCAGGCCCAACAACGTCTGCGCGTCCTGCAACTCACTCGAAAAGTCCCCGATGTCGAACTCGTCCAGCCCCGACACATCGATCCCGATCTCGTCCGCCCGCGCCTTCCCGACCACCCGCAGCACCTTCTTCAGCGTGTCCTTCACCCGGTCGCCGAACCCTCTTAGAACCTCCTGCGTGATCAGGTAGTCCCGCTGCTTGCTCACCCCCGTCATCTGCGTGTTGTTCGGCCCCGGGTCCAGCGCCTGGTTCAGCGCGTAGCACACCCGGTAAATCTCCTGCTTCAGCCGGTCGATGTTCTCGAGCGCCACCTGGTACACGTGCCCCTCCGGCTCCGTCCACCCGAACTTGTCCTGCGGGCCTAGTTGCAGGTAGTAGCTCTCCCCGATGCACTCCTTCCACTCCCGGTCGCTGTACACCACCGGCATCGCGAACAATCCCATCGTCAGCGCCCATCCCAGCGCGTTCGATTTGTTGAAATGCTCGAGCTGCAGCGACGCCGCCTTGTTCATCAGCCACATGCCTTCGCCAAAACTGAACTCCACCAGCGGCACCACCTTCTGCGCCGCCAGCCCGTGCACGCCCTCTTTCACCAGCTCCACCGGCCCCGCCTGCCCCTTGCGCTCCCACTGCTCGTACACCTGGAATTGCTCGCGCCCGTAGTACACCCACCGCCGCTCCGTGGCCCATTCCCCCACCCCCGGCTCGTCCACCCTTCGCTCCGTCCTCAGCACCACCCAGTCGAACTCGCCCCGCTCGTTGCGCTGCCAGTTCACCAGGCTCTCCGCCGCGTACTCGCACAAGTACGCCCGGCTCAGCCCCAGCCGGTCTTCCTCCGCGCGGTTCTGCGCCTTCGTCGCCGGGTTCGGAAAGTCGATTACGATGTACGATCGCCCCACCACCAGCGCCTCGATCATCTGCCGCCGGAAAAACTCGCTCAGCGTCGATCCCCGCAGATCGCAGTCCTCCGCGAACTGGCTGAAGAACTGCCGCGCCCTGTCGTCCTGGCCGTCCAGCGTCAGCGCCGGCTCGCGCCGGAATAGCGTCGCGCCGTACCAGTCGATGATCGACCCGATGTAGTTCTCGTAAAACGCCCGGTTCGTGCGCTCCAGAAACACGTCCCCCGGCTCCCGCAACCGCGGAATCAGGTACTGCCCCGAGCGCCGGATGAACTGCTCGCCGCCCACGTACAGGTCGCGATACTTCGGCCACACGTCCCTTTGCGCGACGTATTCCGGATGTTCCTTGCGCACATCGATCATCTCTTTCACCTCGCCTTCACCTTCCACCGCCGTTTCTGAGCCGCGACCGTCAGGGAGCGGTTCTTCGTGCTGTTACCGATCCATACCTGTTACCGATCCGCGCCGGTTTCTGAGCCGCGACTGCAAGGAGCGGTCTGCCGCCGAGGCCACCTCAGCCTTCAGCCACGACCACTCGCGGATTGTTTCTGAGCCGCGACCGTCAGGGAGCGGTTCCTGCGTTGTTACGACCGTCTTTCAGAGCCACGCCTGTTTCTGAGCCGCGACCGCGTGACGGAGCCGCGACTGCAAGGAGCGGTCTGCCGCCGAGGCCACCTCAGCCTTCAGCCACGACCACTCGCGGATTGTTTCTGAGCCGCGACCGTCAGGGAGCGGTTCCTGCGTTGTTACGACCGTCTTTCAGAGCCACGCCTGTTTCTGAGCCGCGACCGTTAGGGAGCGGATGCGTTGCCTGCCTAAGCGGCGACCGCCTCGCGCGCGGGGGACACCGAGGCCCTCTCATCTCCGAACACGACCACCAAGCCCTCTTCCGAGGGCGACACCAAGGCGTCCGCCGAGGACGCCGCAGGTGTGTCCCCGCGCTACCACTGCGCCGCCAGTCGGCGTCTCTGTCCTAAGTGCCCACAAATTCTCCTAGTCACGCGCCGCATCCACTTCGCCGTCTGGAAAGAGCCGTCTCTCCCCAGGCCCCCTAGTGTCATGTTTCGCAGATTCTCTGACAATCGCCGGCCATTCACTGTGGCGCAGGCACTCGTGCCTGCCGCGTCGACACTCGTGTCGACGCTCGGTCGGCGTTGTCGACGCCCGGCCGGCGTTATCAATCCTCGACTGAGACACTACCCTAGCTCCCGGCCGCACCCATCCCTGTGCCGGCGCTCATCAGCCAAGCAGCCTCTGCCCCTTCTCCCCGATCGTCTTGACGAACGTCGAGAACTCCGCCCACAGCAGGTACCCCAGCGCATCCGACAGGTGGCTCCTCTTCTTATCGCTGTCCTTATCGATGTCATTCGAGTTCGGCGCATACCCCACCTCGTCGAAATCCGCCATCAGTCCCTCGCACCGCGGATCGATCATCAACGTCGACGCCCCGTCCGCCGCCTTTAGCTTTCCGTTCACCAGCCGCACCCGCAGCGCTACGCTCGGATTGGCTTTCGGAATCTTGTACTCGACCGACAGCTTCGCGTATCGCGCGAAGAAGTCCTCGATAATGTCCCGGTCGTTCGTGCCCGCCGTCTGCATGTGGCTCGCCGACGCATCGGCGTATACCACCACCCCCGCCGCCCATGCCGGGTTCCGCTTTACGAATTCCTCGCACGCGTCCAGCGTGCTCGCCCGGCCTAGCACGATCTCGTCCAGCACCCGCACCGTGTCCCCGTCCCGCTGCGCCACCACCGAGCACATCGGGCTCACGTTGAAGTCCAGCGCCCATCTCAGCGGCAGCGTTCGGTCCGCCTCCTGCTCCTCGATGCTCGTTTTCCGGTCGAAGGCGTAGTACACCAGTCCGCTGTTCGGATTCAGGTACTCGCCCAGTACTTCCTGTTTGTAAAACGCTTCGTCGTAGCTCGTCTTCAACCGGTCGTAGAAGTCCGGCACTTTCCCCAACAGGTGCCGGTTCTCGCTCGCCAGCGCCCGCACGCACGCATATCCGTTCGGGCCCTCGCGAATGAATCGCCGGTACACCCAGTCGAAACCCTTCGGCGTCCATACCCCGAATCCGCACAGCCGCGCCGCCCCCGGATCCCTCAGCCGCGCCTCCAGCCGGATCCACGCCTCCTCGTGCGTGTACGTCAGCTCGTCCACCCCGAACCACGCCAGGTTCGTGCCCCTCAGCCGCTCGTAATCGTCCATCGACCGAAACAGAATCTTCGATCCCGTGTCCGTAAACGTCAGCGTGTTTTCCGCTTTGTTGACGTCGAACGGAATCGCGTTCTCCTCGAGTACCTGCACCATCGAGATCTGCGTCGAGTCCCGCAGCATCGGGTACGTCGGCGCGCCGATCAGCCCCATGCATCCCGCGTTCACGTACGCCAGTCGGATCGCCTCCTGGCACAACGCCTGGCTCTTGCCCGAGCCCACCGGTCCCGAAAATCCCTT